AAGCAAGGATGGTCAGGGGGATATGGTAACGCTCCCTCAGCTGGGTGGTCTATAATCCTAACCACGTCGCCCTCCTCATCATAAAACGCATACTTCTTAGCTATCATTTTAAGTTGTTCTCCAGTTTCAATGAGGTCAAGTTACCTTCTCTACCAAACTCACCATCAAAGTATGTATTAAACGCTAAGCATATTCTTGTTCGTTCTGAGTCCGTAGTCCTCACTGCATGCACTGCATCAGACCTGAATACTAATATCGTACCTGTCTTTATGCCAAATACCCACTCATCAGAATTTATCTCATCGTAGTGCGTTGATGGAATAAGTAGCGGTGTATATCTTGTATCTAAAAATGAGCATGAGTCTACTCCATCTTCGGCTTGAAAGTATATAACTCCTGACAAGACGCTGTTGCTATGGTGATGCGGGTTTATGTATCCGCCTTTGTTGTAGTAGGTAAACCATGACTGTGTAATGTACGGAGTAAGTTTTTTTGCTGGGCGGAATACTTGTTCGATATAAGCATGTATGTGCGCCATACAAGTATCTTTTACAGCCGCCATTTTGGGGTCGTTTAATATGTATGTGTCTTGAGATTGATGATTGCCCCCGTTCTCTCGTACATAGTCTGCATGATAGCGGACAACGTTCTTTTCTTCCTCTGTAAACTCACGCTCGATGTGACCTCGTAGGACAACCGTTGGAAATATCATGTGTAGTTGTGCGGCACTCATACTAACTCCAATACAAAGTTAATCACGATTCTACGCTTATGGTCTCTTGGTGGCGTATGGCGATGCCACATGTGCGATGGAAAATATACTGCTGTACCCTTGACTGGAGCCTTTCTTGCAATCTCCTGCCCTTCGTCTGAGTACACAATCGTATCTCCATCAGAGTCCAGCACGTAATACACTATCGTAAGATACTTACCTGAACCTTTTTCCATATCTATATGTTTAGCTGGGGCTAAATCTTCTTCGGTTAGCCATGATTGAGTTGTCAGATTAGCTTTAACCTTGTGCACGTCTTTAATACGCATACCAGTCTTGGCTTCAAACTCAAACAGAATATGTTGTGCCATACCAAATATGTTGGACTTAGCTTCGTTCTCGTAATAAATTAAATGGATGAACTGAAAGTCTTTATGGTCTTTACCTGCTTCACCTTCTCCGTATGTGGTAGATGAACGCCAAAACCATGGGAATTCCATGTCTGTAAATACTGCTTCAACATCACTAACAAAGTCAGGATGCAAAAAAGTTTCTAAGGATGAAACGGACATTTCATACCCTTTCTAATAGCTACTGCGCGTTGGTATCCGCGCACGAATGAATGCACTAACCTACCACCGTATCTGTGCTTGTACTCTTCTTCAGTGACGTAGTGATGCTTTAATACTATTTCTTTTTCTGACTGCGGTATCATGTGCGCCATCGGTTGCCCAGCTAACACTAATTCTTTTCTAGGGCGTACGGGCAGAAACATATTTATATGTGTGCCGTGTTGGTATCTAAAGTTAAGAGCCCCTGAAACAATGTTTAGTACTGAGTCAGGTGGAAAATTCCACATAGGTTTCATGAACATCCAGTTGATAGGCTTTCTTGTATACAGCGCCCATGGAGATTCGATTTTAATATGTGTGTACCTTACTGGGTCTGCGTAATACTTCCACTGCTCAGGACTGTGTGGAGTTATGATGGTCTCGTTGTCTGCAAATTGAAAGTCCCACTTATTATTCTCAAACCGCAAAGCCAAGTCAGACCACAAAGGTAATATGATTCCACTTTTGTACATATCATGTATGCCAGCACACCGCTTCATAGTTGAGACCGGTATGAGTCCATGTTTCTCTGTCTCTTTCGGCATATGCTTCCACCAGTTAGGGAAGAACTTAACCGCATGGTCGATAGGAAACAACTCAAACGCATTTCTGTTGTAAGTGAAACAGTCTACGACTAACTTAGGCGTTGGTATAAAAATCATATGTCCCACTCTTCCATGTTTTCTTTATCGAGTTCTTTCTTTATCTTCTGCCAGTTTTGACTGCGCTTATTACGCTTAGCTATTTCTCTATGCCCTAGGTACAGCATACAAAAGAATGAGCCAGCCACTCCACAAGTAAGCCCTATAACGAACCAAGCAAACTCAATCACCTCGTGCTCCCTTCAACTCTCTAATCGCAGTATCGGTCAATCCTGCAACATGGCTCAAGTATCTGTCTATTACTTCTTTCACATCCGTAACAAGTGTTACGTATCCTGCTTTTTCAAACTGCTTTGGGGTTAGCTTAGTTACTGTTAGCCTTCCCGATTTCATAGCTACTAGGAATATATACTTCCTACCTTCTCTAATTACTACCGCTGTCTTTGAGTTGTGGTCTTTGACCACATACGGGTACTCAGTCACGAGGCACCTCAAGTTCGTCTATATCTACCTCCGTTACCAAATCATTAGGCAGTTTAACCATTGCAGTAGTGGGGAAGTGCCCAGTTCTCAGTACCTCTACAACACACTCGCCCTTTGTCCACCACAACCATCGTTCTAATCTCAAGCTTTTATCCCTCATAGTTTATCTCCATACTTAGTTTGCAATAGTAACTCGCAGTAGTGTATGGCTTTCTTAATATCCTCAGCACCATTCTTGGCGTGATGACGGCAAATGTACTTTATAACATTACCTTCTAAGAAACCCAAATCGTTTGCGGTTATAAACTCAACCGGTTGTATAGTCATATTCTTATAATGACTGCCACCTTCTTGTTTATCTAGCGCACCTATCTCTCTGTGCATCTCTGTTAGTCCGTCACTCATGACTACTCCTAATAATTGTTAAACAAACTCATACCACTGCCTACATACACCTTAGTTTTCTTCTTGCTTTCCTTAGGTCTAGGCAACGGATTATCCAGTAACCGCACAACGCGCACGTGCGGAGGGGTGTCGACCACAGGTGCAGGTGCTTCATCTAAATCTGAGTACTCTTTTGGAATCTCAGCACCACATGCCATAACCATCAAGGTGGTCACACGCATTTTAGTTACCTTCTTAGAAATCAAAAACTTCTCTTTAATTAGTGTAGTTACATGGTGGTACGTTACCGCATGAGTCAGCTTCAAGGTAGTCTCGATATCTTTAACAGTTACAAATCCACCTTTGTCTTTCACATACTCGTACACCTTCATACGAACTTCTTTACTCTTTTTCTGTTTGGGAGTCTGTCTCTTTTCCACTAGCAATCTCCATAAGTTAAGCCATATCCGCTTTCGCAATTCAATGGCAAGTCCATACCCCATTTGGGTCGCAATCTCATACTCATCTCTACATACTCAACTGCGTTCTCAATTTCATCTTCGGGCACAATTACAACAACCGAGTCATGCACCGTCATTACCACCTTATACTTCTTCGCAATCTGAAGCATTTGGTCTCCGATAGCAATCCGTGCAAGCGCTTGACATACATTCTCGACAACCTTGCCCCCATAAATTCTGTTTGGAACTGTTGCTTTACCTTTCTTTGTGTCATAAACAAACTCCTCCTTACCATCTGCATTTGTTTGCTTTCGTAAGTTCGGATACTTTATATATAACCCGTTCGGTAGCCGTATACCATTCCTACCTTCTACCATCAGAACTCCAGCCCTTCCCAACGGAGCAGTTTGGTCAGCCATAATAGCTTCAAGTGCCGCACCAGCTTGCCTCCATAATATCGGTATCCACTCGTAGGTCTCTCTGTATGTATTGATTATGCGCTTGGCTTCCTCCTCTGACAGGTCAATATTATCTCGCTTCAACTGCGTTCTAAACTTAACTGCACCCATACCATACCCACTACCTAAAATCGTGGTCTTACCCATAAAGCGTTCAGGCTTGGTTATCTCTGCTACTGGCTTTCCGTATATGCTACTAGCCATAATCTTGTAAACATCTTCGCCCTTCTCAAAGGCATCGACTAAGTCGTTCTGTTCTGCTAGCCACGCTAGGGTTCGCGCTTCAATCTGTGACGAGTCTGCGTTTATCATCAGGTAACCATCAGGTGCATGGATAGCGTATTTCAGTCTTGAGGTTCTCGGTAAGTTTTGCAGATTGATTTTATCGTCACCACCCCATCTACCAGTATGCGCCGCGTAGTATCTCAAAGGGATAGGTAGCAGTCCTCGATTGGCAATACTGATAAACCGCTCTGTTCGTGTTTCTTCTAATGTTGATTTGATACCTAGTCTTGCACTTGCAAGTACCTGTACCGCTTCGTTCTCGTGGTCAAGTAGGGCTTTAAAGTCCTCGTCTGTCTTGGCAAACGCCCATGCTTCCTTACCTGTCTTTGGGCTTATCTTAGTAGGAGGCTCTACACCAAACTTCTTGAGAATCTCAGCAAACTTATCGTTACTCATCAGTTCTTCGCGGTCTACTTCTACAACGCTCATC